GTTCCTTTGGATTGATATAATTGCTTGGCAAGTTTAATAACTTCTGCTTTATTTTGAATTGCCCATGATGTTTCAGGAGGAAAACTTGCAACAAAATCATTTATAAAATATTTTTGAAATTCTGAAGTTGTTTCATCAATATCTTTATAGCTTAAAAGATTTTTTGCTCTATCAGTAACATTATCGGTTTGTTCCAGCCATTCATAATATGATTGCAAAAACAATACAAAATTAGAATAATTAGGATCATCCCGAATAAATTCTGGAAGTTGAAATGGTATTAATAAGGATGTTTTTTGATCGTTAGGTATCATTTATCAACTAGTTTTAGTAACAACATTAACAATAATTGCAGAAGGATCAAAAGGATCCACAGTGATAATTCCATTAAATGTTGATGATACAATTGATGTGGATGGTGTTGCTGATATAGAAAGTTGGCCTAAAGGATTATCAACATTGACAGGAGTAAAAGAATTTAATGTGATAATACCATTGGTGTAATCTATTGTACCAATGTTACCATTTAAAATTGTTTTAACATTCATTGAATTATAATAATATAATCTTAATGTTCCGTATCTTCCTTGCATATTAGCAATAGCAGCACCATTCTGACCAGTTGTATCTCCTGGTTGAGCAGTAATAGAAACTACCGTTGATGTATAATTATTTCCTGAACTATCTACAACTATTTTAGCAATACTTCCTCCAGAAACAATTGCATGAGCTGTTGCTCCAGTTCCATCGCCCAATATAGTTACCTGTGGAGCCAATTGATAACTAAATCCAGGATTTAAAATTGAAATAGTGTCTATGCCATGAGTTTGTGATGGAATTTCTTCAATATAAACCCCATCAATTATGTTATTTAAATTTGTCGGATCTCTAAATTGTAAAGCAGGAGAACTTGATATTCCACTTAAAAATGTACCGGGTTGTAACGAAGTGTTATAATATAAATTATATGTTGTGGGTGTAATAAGACTAGGATAAAATCTTTTTTGTAATTTTAGTGCATATTCAGAAGTAACAACCGATTGATCAAAATTTTGTATTGCACTTAACAAATCATAAGAATTAAATGTTGAATTAAAAGTATTTAATGTAGATAATGCAAAATTTTGAATGGCTGATGTAACTCCGGATTGAATTTGTGAAGAAGTTAATGTGGTTTTTGTTGGATCATAATAAACATTAACATTTAATGTAATATAAGTATAATCCGGATCAACAATAGATGATTTAACAGTCAATACGGAAATTGGAGTAATAACGCTATTAATAATTTGTTGTTTTTGTGAGGTTGTTAGAGAATAAGATCCTGTTGGTTTTAAACAAACAAAAATTTGGCCATATATAGGAGGAGTATTTTCTTCTCCACCCCAAACATTAACAGCATCAAACGAATATCCCAATTTATTTTGTTGTATTGCTGTAATATAATCTTCTTTTGTTACTGCACGATTTTGTGCCGAGAATGACTTGGGTGCTTGGAATTTAATAGAAGCAATGGATTCTTTGTTACCACCTTGAGTTGCAGGTACTACAGGAGACACCAAAATGTTACTGTAACCATCAATGTTATCCTTTGAAACAAAATTATTAGCACCAGAACTTAAAGTACCTGCTGTAATTATATACGATAAAGTTACACTATTGTCGTTTGTTAACTGTGTGCCTAAGATTCCATCACCAAAATAAATCTCATAATTTCCATTTAATCCTTCTTGAAGAAAATAAACTTGAGATGTTCCGTCCAACGTTAAAAAATTTGTGGCTATATTATATACAGTAGATGTTCCTAATGATATTGAAGAAACAATTACCTGGAGTGTTGTAGTATCAACATTAGTATCGGGTATTTGAAATATGCAACTCGGATTAGTTGCCAAATTAACAGGATATGTATATGTTATAGGTTGACCTTGGACAATTTGAACATTACTAAAAGTTGCGACTGAATTGGCAATATCAGTATTAACAGTATATGAATCAAATGTAATAAATGGATAATTTACACCGTTTACTTGCTCAGACATAAATGTTGAATTCTTAGGCAAAGTAATCGAAGATGTTGTTACACCACTTATAGTTACATTTATTGTTGCTGTAGGAGCCAATGAGGACATTGGTGTATAATTCAATAATTTTGCATGAGAAACAACAGATGATCTATATGCTGCCGTATCCAAAAACATTTCATTAGCAACAATATTCAAATAATATGCATTATAATGGGTATTGTATGCCAGTATATCCATTAATGTAGATATTCCAGAACCCGAAAAGTTAAAATCTTGGAATGGACTATTGGGTAATCCTTGAAGATATTGAATAAAACCTGATTTTATTTGATCAAAATCAAGTTCTGCTATTTGAATTTGTGAGTTGGCTGTTGACATATTATCTTAATCTATCCAATAAAAGGTTAACCGTTACAAGTTGCGTTTGATTTACAACATAAAAAGTAATTGTTACTGAGTACGAATTATAATCTGGATTAACCGCTACCACTACAGAATCTAATTGGGCCCTAGGTTCATAATTCCGTATAACATCACTAATTTCTCTTTGGATATAATTAGAAGTTAGTGGAGAAATTGGTTCAAATAACATTTTAGTTAAATTTGAACCCAATAAAGGTTGAAATGGTCTTTCAAAAAAGTTAGTGAATATTAGATTTTTAACAGAAGTTATTACATCCTGTGGACCAGTAATTATGGATATATCGCCTTTAACAGGATGTATCGTGAAGGTCATGTCTAAATCTGAATATTGAGTTACAGTTGCCATTTAATCTCCAATAACTTATTTATACTGCAGGAGTGACAGGTAACACTGCATTATAATAACTAGTTCTTTGACTATCAGCGTGTGCAGGTTTTGCACCATTTATTTTTGATGAAACCGCCGATATATTACCTGCGTCTGCAAGAGTTGATAGTTTATTAGACATCCAGTACCAAAAAGCCGATTCTACCGCACCATCTGTTGTTTGAAGATAGGCCGCGGCATCAGTAAGCGACATTTGTAAAGAATTAGCAAAACCAACGTAATTTGCTTTTCCTGTTAATTGTATCAAACCTTTGCCCGCATATGTCCATCCATCACCCGAAGCCGTGTTTCCATTTCCCATTCTACCCGCATACACAATATTTGCTAATCCTTGAGGATTATTCACATAAGGTTGTGCTGCGGCTGTAGTAGGAAAATATTTTGGAAATATTTGAACTAATCTTGCTGCTGAAGTATAATTTAAATTTTCTTTAATTGTTGAGAAATTACCCGATTCAACAGAACATTCCGCAACAAATGCTGCTCTTGATTGAATAGAAGCCATACCATACTTTTGACCAAATTTATTAAGTGCAGGTAGATAAGTTGATATATTCGCTGATTTTACTCCTGCTGCTTGCATCATTTCAGTGGTAAATAAGTCGCCTGTGATAGGAGCAGTTGGTGCAACATTACTTGATGCAGGAACATCCGTTACGTCAGCAGTTCCTGCTGAGGAAAGTGTAGTATTTGCGGCTTCTGCTGCCGATAGAGGAATAAATGGAAAAACAACAGGTCTGACTGTTTCTGTCACAGGAACAACTGGCGTAGGATTTTTATACGTATTTGTGGGAGAAGGTATTCCTGCTGGTGAAGCGACACCAGAATTTAATTGTATCTGTGGTCCATCAAGTGCAATAACTGAAGCGGCAGTGATAAAATAAGTTGCACCAGTATCAAAATTTACATTGCCACCAGTTTTTATATTCAAATCCTTTCCTATAGATAGATTCATTCCACCAGAAATCTTCCAATCTACGTCACCATCCACTTCTATTGTAGTTTTACCTTTAATTCTAATATTAGCCACATTTTCAACAGATAGTTCCAATTTACCTTGAACATATGCAAAATCTGATCCATGTACAATCGTGTAATTATCCTTGATAATCTTCTCAACTTGTGTTCCTGAAGGATACATTTCTTGTGTTGTACCACTTCTATGAGTGATCGCTACTCGTTCATTCCCAGGTGTATCATCAACTTCAACTGTATGCCCAGATTCAGATTCATTTACTGAATTATAGGGATACATAGCACCATAGGCAGGTTGAGGTTCTTTCCATTGAGCACCCATAACGGAATCTGCTAGAACCCAATTCTTTTTTCTAAACTCAACTGCTGTGTTGGCCACATCTTCATTTCTTGCAAGCCTAGAAATATAATGTTCATATATCGTAGGATTAGTTTTTAGATATTTTATGTCTGTTCTTGGATATTGAGTTTTTGGAACTGTATTAACTCTTACACCATATGTACTGTTAATTAATCTACTAATTGGCTTTGCTGGCGCATCACCTAGATCAGATACTTGTCTTGGATCAGAGAATCCTTTTGACTGAGGTGGTCTTATTCCTGGTACAGCGGGTATAACTCCAAGATACATGGGCATTTGACCAGAATCACCATCAGTAAAAAATCCAAAAATCCAATCGCCTTCTTTAGGTGTTCCTGATATATTGGGAACATTGGGTCCAAATGATGGTGTTGCCCAAGGTAAATCTGATGTAGGAATTAATACTTTATCATCGGTATGCCATCCAAATATTCTGGCTTGTACTCTATTCAGAAATAAAGGATCCATACGATTTTCAACAACACCCAACCACCAAATAAATCCTTCTTTCCCCATAAATGATCTAGTGTAACTCATCAAGCACTCCTGATTTTATTCCACGCAGGAATAGTGTTGTTAGGATCAATATAAGGATTATTCATACTCTCTTTACTAATTTCCAAAAGAGTTAAAAAGCCGCCTTCTTGATCTATTTTATGTCGTATTGCAGTAACCAAGTAATTTCCCGAATAGTACCTGTCATTCTTTCTTCCTGTAGGATCAGAATTCATTTCTAAAAAATTAAAGGTAATAACGTCACCAACATCTATCGTAGGATTGCCAGGAATAACAATCTTCATTTTTATAGTATTTAACTGAGATATCTGTGATACTCTATTCGGTGTTGATACTTCTATATTGATATCTTTGATATCATTTTGATGTGTCTGGATATAAGAAACTTTATTCTGTCCAGTATTTGTTACCATTACTTTATAGACTGAATCGTATGTTGAATTTGTTGTATCTAAAAATCTATTTTGTGTGTTTGATAATAAACCCGATGAGTTTAATATGGATGCTGTTTGAATATATTGGTTATAATCAAAATTTGTTGTATTATATATTCTATCTATAGGATCAACTGTTACTAACTTATTGGCAAATGTTCCAGACATAATAGAATCAAGCATATCAAAGTTTCTTACATGTTCATACGACAAGACATTATGATTGGTATAATAATCCATATCGGTTACTGTATCATCATTAGGAAGATTTAAATTCTGGACAGCATAATTCAAAATTTGTGACGGTTCAACTTGTACCATTGATTGCAAAGATTTGAAATTAAAACCACTATTAGTTTCATAAAAAAGATAAGGTGATCCAGTTGTCTTCGGATCATTTGAAATTGCATAAGTTGTCAGCCAATTTAATGCCTCAAAAGGCTTGAAATTAGGAACTATAAAATTGTACATTCCTTGAGTTTCTTCAATATAATCAGAAATATTTGAAGGATCAAATTTTGTTACGTTTACTTTTAGATAAGTAGTAAGAATATCAGAAACAATATCTGATATTTTTTTACCTTTATAAGACTTGCTGATTTTATACTGTTCTGATAATAATAATTCTTCTGAACAGAAATGAAGCATATACATTTCATTCTGATTTTTTGTTTGTTTTCTATCTGATACTTTAAAAATTCTAAAAGTCTTATCTATATCTTGATTCAGATTACCAGGTTTACCTAACTTAATAGTAATAAACTCATTTCCATTAAAAGACATATTATTAATAAAACCACTGGAATCTGTTACAATAATATTTCCAGTCATAACAGGAGAATATATATCCTGAAATAAGGTAAGTTTCATTACAGCAGGTCTAAAATCAAATGGTGTATTTAATGATGTAATTAAAGTACATTGATTTAAAGAAAAATCCTGTGGATATTTTAATTGTGTTATATCTTCCATTCACTAATTTCCCAGTAACGATTTCAATTCATTAAATATCTCTGATGTATATTGATTGTTTAGTATTTTTATACTTCTCTTGCTTTCATTGATAGATTGCTCATTATCATATATTAGAACTCTTTGTACATATT